AAAATGATGTATGCTACACCCACCGAACAAACAGGCGCACTTTAAATACAAGTCGACACAGTTTGAGTCAAAAACACACCTTTTCACCTATAAAACACCACTATAAAAGTAAATATTAAATGCGGAACGTTACACTTTAGAGTTATGCCCGCAGATTCTTAAAAATAGGAGGCCACAATGTCAGAATCAAGAAGTAAATTAGAAAATATTCTTGAACTTCTCCTTTCAGAAGAAAACGATAAAGCCGAAGAGGCACTTCATGAGTATGTTGTTGCGAAAGCAAGATCAGAATATGAAAAAGTTATCGATGAAGAAGTCCAAGAAGAAACAAAAGAACAACCAGAAGAAGCAGTAGAAGAATCAGAAGAATCAGAAGAAGAAGCAGTTGAAGAGGCTGAAGAATCCGATGAAGAGGCTGTAGAAGAAACTGTTTTTGCAGATGCAACACCTGAAGTTGACGAAGTTATTGATCAATCAAATGACTTTGAAGATGACATCCTTGCAGATGAAGACGAAATCGAAACAGATGAAGTCGGTGAAGAGGAAGAAGAAGGCGACTTAGAAGATAAAGTCGACGATTTAGAATCTGAACTTGAAGACCTTAAAGCAGAATTTGAAAAACTTCTCGCTGATGATGAAGGCGTAGAAGGTGATGATGCTGAAGAAGTTGAAATGGATTCAGAAATAGCAGATATGGACGATGAAATGGATCTTGAATCAGTAGAATACGATCTAGACGAAGGCACTGGAGAAGTTGTTGAAGAAGCAACTAAACTTCAAGATAACGTTGCAGATCCAAAAGCACCTGAATCAGATAATGGTGATTCACCATTAACAACTTCACCCAAAAAGACCTTTAAAGTAGATGGCGCCAAAGGCGGCATAGACAATAAAGACGGCGGTGACGGCGATTCAGGAGACAATAGTCCTGCAGATAACACACCATCAGACAACATTAAAGTAGAACCTAAGAAAGCATAAACGTTTTTTTAGTTAAAATTTTAAAGGAAAGATATGGCGGCAATTAGAAAGTTATACGAATATTTAGGACCAGAGCATTCCAAAATGACCCTTATGGAATCTGAGGATGGAAAAGAACTGTTTTTAGCAGGTCTTTTTATCCAAGGTGACGTAAAAAATCAAAATGGAAGGATTTATCCTAAAGGTGAAATAAAACAAGCCGTTGAAAGTGTTAGAACCAGGTTAACTAACGGTGAAACTGTGATGGGCGAATTAGACCATCCAGAAGAACTACAGATAAATTTAGACCGAGTAAGTCACATAATACAAGATATGCATTGTGATGACTCAAATGGTTTAGGAAAGTTAAAAATAATAGAGACCCCAATGGGAAATATTGCTAAAGCATTATTAAAGGCAGGAGCAAAACTTGGTGTATCTAGTAGAGGAAGCGGAAACGTTAACGAAAGTGGGCGTGTATCCGATTTTGATATAGTTACAATAGACATTGTGGCACAACCAAGTGCACCAGATGCCTACCCAAAGACAATCTATGAAAGTTTATTTAACATGAGAGGCGGTGCGGTATTACACGATATCGCGGCGTCTGTTACACACGATAAAAGTGCAGAAAAATATTTATTGAAGTCCATACAGGGTTTCATTAAAGAACTAAAAATATAGAAGTAGGAGAACTACTATGGCAGTGACATTTAACGACCTACTTGAAGGAACAGAATTAACTGAAGAAGTTAAAGAAGGACTTCAAGAAGCATGGGAAGGTAAAATCTCTGAAGCAAGAGAGGAAATCACCGCGGAACTTAGAGAAGAGTTTGCTCAAAGATACGATCATGATAAATCAGCGATCGTAAGTGCAGTAGACAACTTCATTACAGAAAAAGTTGAAGCAGAGGTTGCCGAAATTGCTGTTGAGAAATCATCCCTAGCAGAAGACAGAGTCAAGTATCACAAAGCCATTAGTGAACATGCTAAACTTCTTGACACTTTTGTTACTCAAGCAGTAGCAAAAGAGGTTAAAGAACTTCGTGCAGACAGATCTAACGTAAGTGAGCACGTTACTAAACTCGATGAGTTTGTAACAGAACAACTTGCTGGAGAACTTGCTGAATTCCACGAAGATAAGAAATCTTTAGTTGAGCAGAAAGTCAAAATGGTAAGAGAAGGCAAAAAACAACTTGCTGAATCCAAAACAGACTTCATTAAAAAAGCCGCTGATAAGGTCGAAGGCGTTATCAACAAGGTTATTACAAATGAAGTCCAATCATTCCGTGATGACATCACAAAGGCTCGTGAAAACGACTTTGGTCGACGAATTTTTGAATCGTTTGCAAACGAATATGGTGCTAGTTACCTAAACGAAAGTAAAGAGATCAAAGATATACAGAAAAAACTCGCTGAAGTGGAACAGAAACTTACAGAAGCAACAGAACAAGTTGCTGAAAAAGAAGAAACAGTTAATATAACTGAGTCAAAATTAAGAGTTGCAGAAGATCGATTCGAAAGAAAAGAAAAAATCAACGAATTAATGGCGCCACTAGGCAAAGAGAAGAAAGAAATTATGTCTGACCTACTTGAGAGTGTTAAAACAGAGAACTTAGAAAAGCAATTTGATAAGTATCTCCCATCAGTTTTAGATGGAGAAACACCAAGAGTGAAGAAGACATTGTCAGAATCAGTTGTGAAGAAAGAACATACTGGTAACAAGGCTCCTGTGCAAACAGCGGACGCCAATGACAAAACTGAGATTGTTGAAATCGACGTTCTCAGAAAATTAGCCGGACTTTCAAAATAGGAGAACAGAAATGGCAGATTTATTTGAAAGCAACTGGTCCGCAACCAAAGAGGCCCTATTAGAAGGACTTTCTGGAAACAGGAAATCCACCTTAGATGTGGTTTTAGAGAATAGTAAAAACTATTTGAACGAAGCCGCAACCGCAGGGGCAACTGGTGCTGGTTCAGTAGCAACATTAAACAAAGTAATGTTACCATTAATTAGAAGGGTTATGCCTTCAGTTATTGCTAACGAACTCGTTGGGGTTCAACCCATGAGTGGTCCAGTTGGACAAATCCATACACTAAGAGTCCGCTATGCGGAAACTGGTGGTGGCGCAAGTGCAGGCGATGAGGCATTAAGCCCGTTTGCATTAGCAAACACTTACGCAGGCTCACCTGATGCTACAGCAAGTGCTGAAGGTAATCCTGGAAGGAAGATGAGCATTCAAATCTTAAAAGAAACCGTTGAAGCGAAGACAAGACGTCTAAGTGCAAGATGGACTTTTGAGGCGGCTCAAGACGCTGAAGCAATGCACGGCGTTGACGTAGAAGCAGAAATCATGCAAGCTCTAGCACAAGAAATTGTTGTTGAAATTGACCAAGAAATCATTGGTTCTTTAAGAACATTGGCTGGTGCAGGAACTACACTTGATTTTGCAGGTGGTTCTATTATAGGAACTCCAGCATACGTTGGTGACCGACATGCATTATTGGCAATAGAGATTAACAGAGCGGCTAACAGAATCGCGGCTAGAACAAGACGTGGTGCTGGTAACTATATTGTTGTATCTCCAGAAGCACTTACAATACTACAAAGTGCCTCTACATCAACATTTGCTAGAACAACAGAAGGTTCTTTCGAATCTCCAGTGAACACTAAGTTTGTTGGAACTTTGAACGGAACAATCAAAGTTTTTGCTGATAACTATGCGGCTGACGGAACTAAAGTTCTTGTTGGTTACAAAGGATCAAGCGAAACTGATGCTCCAGCATTTTATTGCCCATACGTTCCATTGATGAGCACAGGTCCAGTAATGGATCCAAGCACATTTGAACCAGTAGTAAGTTTCATGACCAGGTATGGTTATAAAGAACTAACAAATACTGCAAGTTCATTGGGTAACGCGGCAGATTACGTTGACGCAATTACATTGGCTAACGTAACATTCCAG